ACCTTCGCTTTGTGGGCTGCCTGCATATCTGCCACACGCTCGTCTGCCATATATTTCTCAATATCAGCATATTCCTTGTTGCGCAGGTTGGCACGGTTTTGGGCAATATCCAGAGCGTCACGTATGATGCGTTTGCGTGCCTCCTCCGATGCCTTTGCCGCCGCCACGATGGGAGCTGCAATCCCGCCTGTCGTTGTTGCGGAGGATGCAATCTGAGAAGCCTTCGAGTCGGCATCCTTCCACACATCCATTGTCCTATTAACCGTGCTCCTGATCGAGTCGGCCATGTCAGCGCCGCCCATCTTCAGAACATCAAAAGCATTGCTGAACTCGCCATTGGAAGCAAGAACGGCGGCAGCAGCAACGCTGGCCAAGCCCTTGCCGACCAAATCAAACACGCCGTAAATAATGCTACCGGTGCTGATCAGCGTGCGTAGCGTGATGCCAAGAGTCTGCGCCACGCCGTCCCACAACCGCGTATTATTTGCGGCCTCAACCATGCGTGCGCTCAGGCTCTCCATCATCGGCAGCATCCCAGCCGCGATCTTGGCGATTATTCCGTCCTTCACCTTGCCCATGCGGGTTAGGTTGTCGTTGAACGCCTCTGCCGCTTTGCCTGTTTTAGCGTCGAAAACAAAGCCAAGCTCGTCCGCTTCCGCTGCCATTGCCGCCAGTCCAGCCGATCCACTATTGAGCAGCGGGATCATGTCGGCACCAGCCTTCCCAAACAGCTCCTGCGCTAGTGCGGTTTTCTCTGCGCTGTCACGATAGGTGGCGAATTTACCGGCCACCTCGCCCATTAGTTGGTTGGTTGTTTTCAGGCTGCCGTCTGCGTTCTTGACGTTAACGCCCAAGGCATTGAATGCTTTATTGCCATCAGCCGCGCCGCGCGCTAGCCGCACCATTGATGTTTGCAGGGCCTCGCTGGACACGCCGGATAGATCTGCGGCATAGCTCAAACGCTGCAATTCCTCCACGCCAACGCCGACTTTCTGCGCGGCCTTTGTTGTCTCGTCTGCTGCGTTTGCGAATTTGCGCAATTCGTTTGCCAAAGCGCCAGCCCCAGCGACCAGAGATGCCCCGATTGCTGCGCCTGCGACATTGGCCGCCTTGGTCATGGCGTCCATTCGGTTCTTGGCCGTGTACGCCGCCTTGTCCATGGCTCCGCTGAACTCGGCAATGTTGGCCGATAGACTTACAACAAGTTTGCCGAGTGCTGCCATGATCAACCTTTCTTCACAACCCTATCGCCGAACCATGCGCGCATAGCCAACGGCGCGTCCATCTTAGGGCCATTTGCCTCCTCCTGTATGAGCAGGAAGTAGGCTCGCCATTCCTGAATTTCCCGGCTTGACATGCGTTGGAGCATTTCACCGACCGGCATGTGCAGCCTCTCTGCCAGGGCGAAATAGAACCGGCGCTCGGGCCGGGCGATCAGTTTCCCTTCATATCCTCCAGATCGGCGTCGCCCAGCCCATTGAGCCGCTGCGCTACCTTACAGACGCGCTCCAGTGCTGCGCTGGACTTCCGCCCAAGTGCCTCTACGTCGCCCGCGCTGAAAAGACGCTCGCCAGCGGAATCAACCACAGTAGCGGCAACGAGGCGAGCACGGATGTTGGCTAAATTCGGCTCTGTCTTGCCGTTGCTACGACGTGTGATGATGGACTGCTCCCACTCATCACGCGCCGCGCCGGACATTGTGCCGACGATCACCTCTCCGCCCCACTCTTGGACAGATACGGTTTCGGTCGTCAGGTCAGACGCAGCCAGGATAGCGTCACGCGTAAGAACGGCCATTCGATCATGCCTCCGTGATCGCGCCGGTGATTTCCAGCGTAACCTGCGCCTCAACCACGCCATCGACAGCGCCGGAGACGCTGAATCCGGTCACAAACGCCTCAAACGTCCAAACGGTGGCCGGGACGGAATCTGTGAACGTGATTTTGAATGGAACCTTTGACCGAGCAGCGCGGTCGCCGCGCAGGGCAACGTGGACGGCGTTGTCAGGGATGTAGTTGATGGTCAGTTGAAGCTGGCCCTCATCTGCCAGGCCCATGCGCTTCTCTTTTGCCGCGCTGGACAGGTCGGTCACGTCAATGACGCTGGCCGATCCACCGGGGCCGGTGAAGCTCTTGATCTCTGGAATCGTTGTGTAGGTGATGGGGCCAGATCCAGTACCCCGCGCGATGATGATGCCTTGTGCCTCGATAGCGTTGCTACTCATGCTAGCTCCTTTGCCAGATGTTGAAGTCCACGACCACCCTAAAATGTTTGGTCTCAGGGTCTTGGTCATCCATCTCCATGGTGCGCGTAGCTTTCAACTCCGAAGCGCCATCGAGTGCCGCGCTGACCGCTGCTGCAAGCTGTTTCGCTTGAAGCAACGTTTCTGCGTAGTGTGATAATTGTAGTCTCACATTGTCCAGCCCAGACGAGCCTGTGAGCGAATTTATCGGCGTTGTGGCAACCCGTTGCCATACTACAGCAGGCAGTGGGTCTGTCTGCGGCCGCACAAATGCGTAGATGCGCTGACCGCAAATTGCCTGTACCGCTGGCGCGCTGTTCAGGACTGAAACTACAGTTGACTCAATCATTTTCGCCCGCCAGTTTGTTGACACGCTCGGCCAACTTGTCCTTAATGGCGCCGACTGACTTCTCTTTGGTTGACTCAAATGCCGGGCGCATGAATGGCCGCGCTGCCATCTTCTCAGTGCCGAACTCGACAAACGGGAAATAGTAGGCGTCCCGGTTCTTCTTCTGTTCCTTCTTGCCGTGGCGCACGCCAACGTAGAACGTCTGCTGGGAGTCGCCGGATTCCTCACGAATCTGCTTGCTGTATATCGCGCGCCTCATTGTCCCGCTGTCCACTGGAACACGAACCTTGGCCTCGGCCGTAACCACACGCGCACCGGCTGAAACGGCTGCGCGTAATCCGTTACGCGCCAGCTTTGGCCCCATTTCAATGAGCTTTCGCTCCAACTCCTGAAGGCCATCAATGTGCATGCTGATGCCGTCAGCCATCGTTTACCCCTTCGGTACACATCAACTGCAATTCTTCGCCGCGCTCTCTAGGGCTGATCATGCTCCTGATGTTATATATCAGATCACTGTACAGAATACGGCTCTTTGCCGTCACGCCTGGCAGATGGCGGATACGGATGCGTGTCGTGATTTCGCTCTGCACCTGCTGCTGCGACCAAAACTCGCGGCCCTGTAGCGGCTCAACCGATGCCCAGACCGTCGCTACGGTCGTCCACGTAGTCTCAGGCTCGCCCAAGCTGTTGCGGTTGATACGCGGCTCCTGTATGGTCACGCGCTTGTCGAGCCGTCCAGCTTCCACGATCAGACCTCCCACAGCTTGTAGCTGTCCAGCATCCTATCTCCATACGGCAGCGCGGTCATGGGTTTGTCTGTCACGGCCTCGCGGCTGCGGTACATGTGGCCCGCGTGCAGAAGAATGAATTGCTTAACGGCCTCTGGCGTAGCCAGTCCCCAGCCAGCGGTGTAATTCACCGTCACGGCATTTGCCGTTTCCTTTGTTTCCGGCCAGTCGGTATCGTCAGCGGGAATAATACAGCCAGGCTCGCTCTCAATGTCCACACTGTACGCGGTCGGGTTAAGCGTCTGCGTCACGCCGTCAGCGTCAACGTACTGGATCGATTGCACGGAGACAATCGGCGGGTGAAGTAAGCGGATTTCAGACGGGAATGCGTCTAGCGTTAATTTGTATGTCCCAACGGCAATAGCGCGCCGCGTCATACTCTCGGCAAGCTGCGTGGCGGCCTTCAGCATGGCCTCTATGTCAGCGTCCTCCGACTCATCAACGTCAGGGATACCAGTCTCGTCGATGCGGAGCCGAAATTTCGCCTGGTCGGTGGTGATCGGGAATTCGGTCTGAGAGATTAATCGCGTCGCCATGTATACCGCCTTACCGTGATATCTGGTTTGTTTACCGTCTTTGCAGCATTGTCGCGCTCAGGGTTCCTTGCTTTTGCGTATCCGTCGCTTAGGCTCGTCCGATAGCGTCTGCTCCGCCGTTACTTCCAACGCACCGGCCTCGCGCGCTGCGTCCAGCAGATTGTCTGGGCATTCCTCGCCAGCTTTGATCACCTCTGGGTAAATCTTGCCAGCGCGAACGCCAAAAATGTCTTTGATCAATATCATTGGAAGAAAGAGGGGCCGAAGCCCCCCCTCATTCTTACACTGACACGTTTTGAGCTTTGACGGCCTCAGGATTCAGCAGGCCGCCACCAACGCGCTTCGTGGTGTAGAACATCACGTAGGGCTTGTTGGTGAACGGGTCGCGCAGCACACGAACTCCGACCGAATCAACGATCTGGTAAGCGCGCTGGAAGTCACCGAACAGGATCGCCTTCGCTGCGGCTGCAACGTCAGGCATGGCCGGAACCTCCGTGACGGCATAGCCCGCCAGCGTGCTGGGCTGACCTGCTTGGTAGGACGGCTGCCACAGGTACTGATTAGCGGTGTCCTTGAGCAGACGCACCTTGCCCATCGTGTTCCGGTTCATCACGAAGCGAGCATTGCCTGTGAAGGCGCTCGGGAGCGCATGCACCAGGTTGACGATGCCGTCGGCGGTCAGGGCAGCAGCCGATCCACTGTTAGTCGCCAAGATAGCGCCAAACGGGTGAGCTGCGGCGTTAGCACCGCCGGTGATGTAGGTCAGGATACCGTTCGGGCGGTTGTTAGCGCCTGTGCCGGACACAAAGGCCAAATTCTCCTGATAGGCGAACTCAGTCTGCACCTCGCCAGCAAGCCAGGTCTCCAGGTCAACCAAGCTGTCGTCCAGCATCTGCTGGGTGGCCGCAGGGTTGGCGTAGATTTCCCCAACCGCATAGGTCAGCGATCCGAGTGTGGGCGCTGCTGTCTCGGGGCGAGCTGCGGTTTCACCGACCCACCCGGAAGTGGTGCCGCGAAGGTTGAACAGCTTGCTGAGAGAGCCGGTGCTGATCGTCTGCACTGAGCAGATTTGCCGCATCGGGGACACTTGGATCAGCTTGTCGGTAATCGTGCGATCCCACTCGGTCGGTGCGGTGTAACCGCCTTCGGACGCCACGCCTTTATTCAGCGAAGCCTGCACTTCACCCTTGCGGATGTGCGCTTTGAACGCATCGGTGTACTCGCGATCTTTCACGCGGTTATCCGGGGCGCCGCCTAGCTGAATAGCCGCTGCCTTGGCATTCACTTCATCGACAGACTTCTGAAGGCGGTCGATTTCCGCATTGATGCGGTCAACCTTCAGCGCTTGCAGAGCGTCAGAATTGCCTTTCTTGACCTCATCAAGCTGGGCTTGGTGCTCTGCCTTGAAGTCGTGGAAGGCTTTGTGCAGTTGCTCGATGGTGGCTTTTACGTCACCGACGTCGGCGCGAACAGAAATAATGCCGCGCTGGATTTTGTAATGTGACATTTCAATGTCCTTTCAT